GCATTGGTTGCGGCGCGGACGGCATTTGACCGACCGGCGGCAAAGGAACGCCATCGACAGGCGCAACCGGCGCGGGACCAGCGGGCGCGGACGGAGCGGCGGGGGCAGGCGACAACGCTTCGGCCATCGGGTTTGGCGTTGAGCCGCCGCCGAGGCCAAGGATTGCCGCTTGGGCCTGAATGCGCGCCCGGCGCTGGGCTTCACTCTCTTCGGCGGCTTTCTTGTCCGCTCGTCCCGACGCAAACTGCGTGATGCCCTGACCCAAGAGCCTAGCCGCAAGCTCGCCGTAGCCGCCCCTGATCTCGACAGGCTGGCGCTGTTGCTCAAGCATTTGGGCCAGCATGGCGCTACGGCGCATTGCCGGGGTTTCTATCATCTGCGGGGCAGGCATGGGAGCGCGGGCCATCTTAACCTCCCCGAGCGCCCCAAGCGCCGATGCCAGCAGACCCAAGCCCAAACAGACCGCTCATCAACGCGTTCTGTTGGCCCATGCGCGCTTGATAGTTCTGGTTTTGCTGATTCAGGCTCATGGCGTTAGCGCCAAGCACGTCCGTTTGGCCTACGCCGGTCGGGCTGTATTGGATGCCTTGAGGCATACCAACTTGGCCCGTGCCTAGCAGGGCTTGAAGCTGCTGAAGAGGCTGGTTCTGGACGTATGCCCGTTCTTGAAGGCCCTGCGTCCGCGCCTGATTACCGAATGTCCCACCGGCAATAGCCTGCTGAATAGCGCGAGATTGTTCCGTTCCACCGGCCTGAATGGCTTGGTTGGCGGCGTTGGAATAGGCGTCCGTTCGATCTCTAGCAAAATCTTGGCGAAGATTTCGCGTCGCCTCGCTGTTTGCACCAAGACCCTGAGCGGCAAGTCTCGCATCCTGCGAGCGCTCCATCCGGTCAAACTGCGGGTCAAGGCGACGTGTCTGGCTCGCATAAACCGAATCCTCAAACCGTTGGCGGTCAAAGTCTGGCGCGTTATAGCCTTGAAGCTCCGGCAAGCCTTCGGTGTTCAGCCCTTGACCAAGCGCATCGTTCACGCGGCCAATCTGCTGCCCAGCCGTATCCAGCGCGGAGCCGTAGACCGACGTTGAGCGGTCGTAGTTCTGCTGCTCGCCGGGCGAAAGCGTCGTCTCTTGGCGGTAGCCGCCGGGCTGAGTCGGGTCCGCAACGTAGCGCGTGGTCCCTTGGGGCCCACTAGTTCCGACCATGTTTAACCGCTGCTGCTCACGCGCCGTCGCGGTGTTAGCCGCGCCTTGAGCGTTGGCTAGCTGTACGGGGTCAGGGGCTGCCGGTGGCTTCGGTTTCGACATTTACGCGGCCTTTATTGAAGCGATGGCTTCGCCACTCGCTCGCCAGAAGGCCGGAAATGATACAGTCATCGTCACCATATCCCGCCCTAACTGTTCCCTCGTGTTTGAAGCCAAACTTTTGGAGGAACTGGCGAGCGCGACGCAGTTTCTTGGGCGTCAGGCTGGTGATCCGATTGCATCCAAGCTGGTCGAATGCGTAGCTCAGTATGCCCGTGACGAGGTTAGGCGTCAACCAGTTAGGCCGAATAGCGGCAAAACTGACCTCTATGTTGCGGTATTGAGGCTGATACTGGTTAAAAACCACGCCGCCAATGAGATTATCGTTCTTATCGACAACCCCGATAGCCTCGCATGGCCCCCAATCCAGCCCATGCCCGATCTGGTCCGCTACCCACTGAGCGACTAGAGGCGAGAACGGGCCAGAGATTAGCCTCAAAGCTGCCCGCCTGTCTGGTTCTGGTACTTCACATTGAAGGCAATGATTTCGCAAGGGGCGTTCGTGTTGCGGGCGGCTTGGACAGCTACAATCCCGTCTCCGTCGTATGAAACCACGTCGTCGTCATCGACAGCCAAATCAATGTAGTTGGTAGGGTTAGGCGACACCCTCATCCGTACCGCGCCGCAGTAACCAATCCCGGTTACGCTGGTCCAGCTATCTCGCGTCTGAGTGCTAGGCGACCACAAGGCCACGTCCCAAAGCCCCGAATCCCATTGCGCGCCCGTTACAGAGATAGACGTTGGAACTGCGGTTGGGACAGCCTCTTTAAAGTCCGTCACAATCTGGACAGCCGGGGCAAGCGCGCTTGAAATCCGGAGGATCGGTTGCAGCATCTCAAACTTCTTCAAGCTCCCGCGCGAACCGAAGTAGTTAAACGCCGTCTTTATATCCCCGACAATTCCGGTCGTATTGTCCGCATAGCCCGTGTCCCAAAGACAAACCGAGTCAGCCGCGCCGAAGTACATCTGATCGTTGGCCACAGCCCAACAGAATGCATTAATGCCCGTAAACCTACACCATGCACCCGTCTGGACGTTCTGCACATATTGCTCAGACCGGGACAGGTTTGCTGTCGGGACGTTGAAGACGGCCAGCGTACCCTTGGGGTAAAGCGTCCCCTCCCATCCGAAGTTGCCACGATACCGCTGCGTTGCCTGCTGAAACGCGTTCTGGATACGCTGCGTCAGGGCCACAAGGTTCTCTTGCGCGCGGTCGAGCTTCAAAGCTTGCGAGAGAGGAACAACCCCGTCAGTCGTCAGCAATACAAGGTCAGAGCCATACTTGATGAGCGACCGGCGTGAAAGGGGAAGGCCAAGGTCATACACCCCGACCAAAGCCCAATTATTCGCATCCGAAGGGTCTAGCCCCTGATAGACCGCCACCTGACCTTGCGTCGTGACGAACACCGCCAGATCATCCGCGCCCGAACCGCCGTCCAGCGTCCAAGTGGCTTGGCAGATGATCGACCCGCCCTTGTCGAAGATAGGGCCTAGATCAAGCAGATTGGCCGTTCCCTGAATGGCGAACGGCTCAAGAAACCAAATCCGCAGGCTGTCCTCTTGCACAAAGAACAAGCGCCCTTTGTGGTCCATCACGTCCACAAGCGTCCTCGGGTCCAACGTGATAACCCCCGCCGTTCCGGTAATGGCCGTATCGGTAAAGGTCGTGCCGTTGTAATAGATCGGCACCGATGCCCCGTTAGCGGCAATCAGGAACGTCCCCGCGTCATTGGCGAAGTTCACCCATTGCCAGCGCGCATTGCCCGCCCCGGTGAAGACCTCAACCGGCGCATCGTTCTGATTGCTTACGTCATAGATCGAGCCGCCACACGCTGCGAAAATGTCGTCAGCCGTCGATTGCACATGACCGCGCCAGACCATGATAGTCTCAGTCGGGAGCGGCAGGCCCTCTTGCCACGGCACATAGCCCTTACGCAGTTCCACATAGCCCGCGCGAGGAATGAAGTTGTCAAGAATGACCGCGTTTTCAGGCGGCATATTGGCCAGCGGGGATTGTGCATCCCAGCCACCCACCGGGGCAGGAATAGCGCGACCAATCGAAACCCGCTGCTGATATACGGGCTGAAGCGGCTGGCGACCGTATCGCTGTGCTGGTTGCCTCATAGCGCCACCCACGATCCGGAACGATTCTGATAGCCTTGCGAGCCGATGTAGAACAGACGGCCTTCGGGGCTGTCGGCCACGTCAGGAAGCGCCGAACCGTAACCCGGCGCGTAAGCCTCAAACAGCGCGTTGATCTTCTTGCGCTGCGTTTCCTGATTCTTTGTATCAGCGATGGTCACGAACAGGATCATCCGGGGAAACCGCCCATTTGGATGTTAGTGGCCCAACCGTAGTAGTTGCCGCCCGTTGAGTCGATGATGGTGTTGCCGCCATCGCGGGCCATGCGCTGCGTCTTCTCGCTCTGGTACGTGCGGAAGTCCTCCGCATAGTCCAACCCTTTAGACTTCAGGAAGCGCCAGCGGAGGCCAAGCGGGAACAGCTTGTCATCAAGATACGTCTCGTCCGTATCAGCCAGAAACTCACGCTGCGGGACGCCTTCAGCAGACTTGGCCCAATGCGTCGTGATGTACTCGTAAGCGATGGTCTGGCCAGCGCCCGGCGTCGGCGTAACCAAAAACTGCCCGTCCCGCTCAACGAAGGCGAGGAAGACGCGATTGAGTTGAGGCTGTGCCTGTATCGCCTGCCATTCCTGCGGCGTGATCGGCCCGTACATATAGCGCATGGTCGTTCGGTTGAAGAACGAGTTAGCGATGAAGTGGTCAAGGTCGGACGGGATGGCGCTGGACTGAACCGCGCTCGCTATCGTGTCGAACAAATGCTGCCGACGCATAATCTGCCAATCATACGATCCGGCTAGTTCGTCGCCTTCCTCATTGGCCAGCGCATAGAGTTGCTGAACCTGAGTGTCAGTCGATGCGACGACTTCCGTAGGAACCGGAATGGAAAGCAGGCGACAAGCGCGCTGCACGATGGAGAGCAAATCGGCCATGTCTTAGGCTTTCGGAGGGCGTCCGCGCTTCTTAGGCGTCGGAGGGGTTTCAATAGGCGCGGCAGCGCCGCCGGGACCATCCACCCCGTCGTGATCAAAAGCCTCTAGCGGTGCGTCGTGGAACGCCTCCGCAAGATACTGCTTCCACTCGAAAGCATGGGCCTTCTTGTCAGCGTCAGTCGCCACGCGCGGGCCGATGACCGAGGACGAATCCGCCTGATAGCGGAACATGAAGAACTTGCCCTCTTTGAAGAAGCAAGCGCCCGGCTTGTACATCACGTCGCGTTCCAGACCGCTCATGCTGCTTCCTTCTCTTTCTTGGCCTCAAGAGCCGCCGTCAGCTTTTCCTCAAGCTCACGGATGCGCTGCGTCATTTCGGCAAGGGGCTTTTCAGCCTCAGTCTGCTCTAGGAACCGCTGCGCCTTCGCGCGGAGGGCTTGACCGCCCATCGGCACGCATTTGGCAAGTTGGCTATCAGACAGGCCCGCAAGAGCCTCCACGGTGCGAATGTGGACGCTGTTAAGCTCAATGACCTGACTACGGCCCACGCCCGCCCATTCGTCCAGCGGCGTTCCGCTTTCAGGGGCCTCCATGTTGGCCTTGAACGCGGCGTACTTGGTAGGCCAGCGGTCGCGGTGTTCGTCCTTCACCGCCACGTCAACAATGTTCTTGTTATCGCCCGGCACGATCAGCTCAACGTACTCAACGTCGGTCCAGACCTCTCGGCCCTGCTTCTCCGATTGGAAGTTGTCTCGAACCGGCTTGATGTGGAAACGGGGGATAATCCGGTCCCGTCCGTCTGGCGCTACATAATCCATCTATGTCCTCCGATACACAGTGTCGTTTCCAATACGCATAAGGCGAGAATAACCGGGCAAGTCGGCTTTTGCGCCAAGCCCTTTCTCTTCAAGCGCTATGATAGGCGAAAACTTCTCGATTGTCGCCCTCGCTCCGTCAATCGCTTGCGCTTCCGCTCCTTCAATGTCCAGCCAGATCAAATCGCACTGGTCGAGGTTGAGACCGTCGATGGTCAGGACCGGCACAGCCGTACCCGGAAGCGTCTTGTGAGACCCGCAGTTGTCCGTGTCGATGCGAAGGACGCCGCACGTCCCGACCTCAGCACCAAGAGCCGCATAGTAGGTCGTCACGTTGTCCGCCGTGACGTTCTGCACCAGACAATCTAGGTTGTCGGAATCCGGCTCAAACGTGATGACTTGATCGAACACCTTGGCCAACGAGAGAGGATAGACACCGACATTCCCGCCCGCTTGGACGCAAACGCGCTTTTCTTTCACCAGCGGCAGAACGACGGGAATAGCAGCGGCGCATTCAGTTACCACCGCGCTACGGCAGCGAACGTCAAAATCAGGCCACCAGAGGCCGTCTATCTGTTTCATCGGCGCGTGTTCACAAAGATACCGACCGCGGCAAGCCAAAGCAGCCAGACGGCTAGAAGTCCTAGAGCCAACATCATCCCAAAAGCCTCGCCATTGCTGGTATCAGCCCGCGCCCGTGGACCAGAATTTTAATGCCACGCTCGCGAAGATACAGATAGGTTTGCTGAAATTCCATGCTCTGCCTAATCATCCACCGGGCGCAGATGTACGTCTTGTCGGCTAAGACGACCTCTTGCGTAGGCTCGCCGTCATTGAGGCTCTGCAAATAGGCGTGGTGCTTGCCATCCGCATACGAGCTATCGAAGCCGTACAGGTGGATTTTCTTGTACCCCGACAGCCACGCCAGATTGATTGCCCGAAGGCCTACAGTCCCGCCTCCCGGCACCAGAACGCACGCTTTCTGGTTCGGGCCGTCGTCAAACCACGGCTTGATGATTTCCATAAGCTCTTCACCGGAGCCCATCGCGTTATGCCACAGAACAACATCATGCCCCGAAAGCGCATCAAACACGCATGGATGAACCTGCGAAGCGAGGAAATAGCGCACGTTCTTTGGCGCATCCTTCACCATGTGCAGATTCTCTTCCCGCGCATCCAGCATCACATGAGCGTCAGGCGTAATCCCCTTGTCCGTCAGGAACCGAAGGGCGTTGTTGACCGTGATAATCTTCAAGCCGCGTCTGCGATGGTCTTTGATGGCTTGAACGCTGTCCGCAAGCGAGGGACCGCCGCCGACGATAACGCAGCCCTTGTCCTGCTCTCCGAAACCTGAGAACCACGGCAAGTCCCTAAGCACGTTTGTTCGCACGTTCCCGTAGGCGAAGTCATGCGTGACGTTCATGCCCTTTAGCTCTGGCATGGCCGTGAAGCCGCCGACCTTCCAGACGCCCGGAACCCAACCCTCGGTGATTTCATCCGGCTTGGGCTTTCCGTGGAATATGACCGCTTTAGCCGTCTCTGGTGGCCATGCGACTGCATCACGGTAGGACACGAACATTTCAGGCGGGAACGTCTGCCACGCGCTGACTTGGCTAATCCATTCCTGATCGCCGCCGTTGATCTGGCCAGCGGGGAGAAGGCCCTTAAGGCTTTCCGTGGGCCGGTCGATTACGTCCCTCGTGAAGCGTTCCCAAATGTCCGCGTGTTCGCCGTGCGTCCAGCGCATCACAGACGAGTTGTAGCAGGGCCAATGCCAATCCTTGATGATGCCGTGCGGAAGGCCTTCAAGACGGCCTGTCACGCATACGTCGAGGTCCATGTACAAAACTTCTTCGCCAAGGCCCCACGGCATTTGACGGCAGAATAGGAACACCTTTTGCCACCAACCCGGAAGCGTCGTGTTGTGCGGAATGGCCGTGATGCCTTCCGGTAGGCTCTCCGGGTCATCCGTCAGACACCAATGGCGCTGTTCTTCTGCTAAATGGCGGGCAATGCCGTCGTGAAGGCGGGTGACGTACTCTATCCCGTACTTCTGGCCGACGCGGACGCTGACGACGTTAATCATCGGTCACGCACAATCTTGAACCCCGCTTTGCGGAGCGCCTGAATAGCCATCGTTCCGCGACTAGCCGCATGGTCTGGCGAATAGCGCACCGCCTCACCGCCCCATGCAGTTGGGTAGACAGACTGCGCGATGACTAGCGCGGCTCGTTCATAAACAGGCTTTTCCATAGCATCCTCCACAATGCAAAACGGCCCCCGACCGAAGCCGAGAGCCGCTAAGCTATCACCTAACCCCAGTGGAGGCTAGGATCAGGGACAGGCCGTGAGCATCGGCGCGGCGGGGCTGGATGCCCCAATGCTCGCGCTCCGCTTCTAGCCTAGCTTTTACCGCATCCTCCACCGTATCAAAATAGCCTAGATGAAGCATCTTTTGCTTCCGCTCCACGCCGGGCAGCATGATATAGGCGCGCCATCGGCCCTTCCCTTTGTGAAAACTGACCCCAAGGTGACCGGACGTGCTGTTCTTGTTAGCACCGCCTCGGTTTCTGATATTTTCCATGTGCGACACCACGCGCAGGTTTTCGCGGCGATTGTCCAAGCTGTTGCCGTTCATGTGGTCAACGACGCTCTTGCCAAGAGGTGCGCCGGTCATTCGCTCACCAATGACGCGGTGCAGATGCGGACCGCTGGAACCGGCAGCCCTCGCATACAGGATGCCGCCACTCTCTACCGCATACCAAACCGACGCCGCTAGATCAGCGTCCGCTTCACTAACTTCGGTCGAGATTTCAGGCTGCAAAACGATTTTCATGGCGCTCACGGAAAAGGGGGCTAGAGCGAACCCTAACCCCCTCCCGTTATGCGGTCAATACTTTGACAGGCTTAAAGCGCCGTTTGCTTGGCCCAAAAGAATTGTCCAGCAGTCACGCCGCCCGTGGTGTTGACCGTGAAGCCAGCCGAACCCGAATCCGAAGACGCGGAACCGGCAGTACCGATCAGGATGGTCGCCGTAGAGGCGAGAGCCTCCGAGGCGCGGGCGTAAACATGCAGACGTGCATCATTCGCACGAATGGACGTGTTGACTGCGAAGGCCGGGGTCGAGGACTTGGCGTCCAGATCAATCCCCACAGTCGGAGTGGTCGCGAAGACCGTTGCGGCAGTCGATGCCATGTCAGTTGCTCCTTTCGGGGGCTTAGGACTGGAAGAGGACGCCCTGAAGGAAGGCGTTGGAGAGCGTCATGTTACCAGCCCAAACGATAGGCTTCACCATGGCGTCTTGGTTGATCGAACGGACTTCCTCAAGCGGAACCATGTTGCGGTCTTTGTGAGGACGCCAGTGGATGTATCCGGTGTTCAGCATATACATATGGTTAGCCGGGCAAGCCCCGCCGTAACCACCGTCGAACACCACGTCAGTCCCCTTGTACTTCAGCGAGACATAGCCCGCATCCGCCTCGTTGGGGTTGGTGACGCGCTGAATGTCCTGCAACGCCGACTCGTAGAATGCGAAGTAGTTGTCATCGCACAGGATCAGGTCAGGCTTGTCGGTGCCACGCGAGCACTGACGATACAGGTTATTCATGAAGCGGACGATGTTAGCCGCCGAAGCAGCCGAACCGCCATCTGCCGTGGCTTGGAACTTCTGGTTTTGCCAGAAAGCCCACGTTGCACGGTTGATGCCGCCGACCGTACCCGTGGTCGGGTCGTCAGCGACCAGAAGCTGAAGGCCCCCGATCTGCTTTCCACCGGACGCGGTGCCGTTGGAGTACAGGTCCTCAGCCACACCGTTCTGCATGGTTTTCTCGGCGTTTTTGATACGCGAGGCCAGCAAGTCGATGATTGCGTCAACGCCGGAGTTTTGCAGTTGCTCCAGACCGCTCATGGTCACGTTGACGGCGATTTGTTTCCAGTCAAACTCAGCAGCCGTGAACACGTCGCTGGGCGAAATGTTCAGGACTTCATAGCCCGAGTAACGCTGGTAAGTGACGTTCTCAGCGTATTCGAGTTCTTGCAGGATGGTGCGACCACCGGAGACCGGCTTGATCGTGCCACGACGCTGCATACGCGACAGAATCGCGTTGTTGTTGGTGACGTTGTCCGCCAGCTTGCCCGTGCGATTACGCAGGGTAGTGGTGGCGATTTCCGAGACATTCGGGGATGCCATCTAATCTTCTCCTAGGCCGTACCGGCGACTTCTTCAAAAGCCGCGCGAATATCGTCCTCAATGGTGCCGTTGGACTTGGGAATCCGGGACTGACCCGGTGACCCGGTGACGCTGACAGCCGCCTTCCGCGCTTGCGCCGCCTTGTCTTGCACTGGAACAGCCGGGGCCTGCGCGGTTTGCAGGAACGGGCGAATATCCGGCCTCATCCAACAAGCCATGTCGTAAGCTTCCTTTAGGTCCGACGCCTTCCCGTTGTTCAAGAGGACCGCCATGTCGTCGCGGACGTTCTCAAAATACAGGTTGGCCGGATCGTTCTGGAATGCCTCGATCTGACTCACAATAGGCGCGGTCTGCGCCGTCTGGACTTGGCTTTGCAGGACTTGGAGTTGCTGCTTGAGGGCTGCAATCTCGGGGTGGCTGTCCGGTGCGGGCTGGGGCTGATATGCCTGTCCCTGTTGCGGCTGGGCCAAACGACTCAAGTCAATCTGATAAGACTTGGCGAGGAACTGAAGCCCCTGCACCGCATCCTTCTCAAGAAGGTCTTGAGCGGCAAGAAGCGTCCGGATCGCTGAAGCCTCATCCATCCCTTGTGCGGCCCAAAGAGCGCGGCGCGGGGCAATGAGTTGTTCCAGCGGTTCGTACCGCTTCACTTCCTCTGACTTGCGCCGCAGTCCGTGGTCGATTTCCTGCTCTCGCTTTGCAACGGCCTGTTGCACTTCGGGGGGCAGTTTATCGAACGTGGCCTTAGCCGCAGGCGACCATGAAGCCGGGGCGCGGATGGCGAGCTTTACAGCAGGGTCCGCGACTGCCTCCGAGGGCTGATCGGTAGTATCTTGCACCGTTTCAGGCTGTTTGGCAATAAACTTGCCGTCAGGACCGCGTTCGCGTCCGTCATTAGCCTTGTCGGTGTCGTCTTGGGGTGTTTCTGCCTCGGTAATGACCGCTTCCGGAGCAACCACCACTTCCTCAACGGGTTCAGGCTCAGGCGCGTTCCCGCTAACCTCTTCCATAGCCGCCCGAATGTCGTCTTCCATGTCG